TACATTCATTTAACATCTTCAAATCTTTAGCAACTCCCATTCTTACTTCATTCAAAAATTTAGCAAAATGAGGTTCGTCATGTTGGCGTACAATTTCGGTTAGATGAATGACTCGGATTTTTGCCGTTCTCCACGCTTCAGAATCAAAAGCAAATTGTTCATTTTCCAACTTATCGAAAACTGGAGGTAACTGGAGAAAATCTCCAACAAACACAACTTGTATTCCTCCAAACGGTCTTCCATCATCACGGATAACTTGGCAAACAATATCCAGCTTTTCTATAAGTTCAGATTTAGCCATAGATATCTCATCAATGACCAGAACCTTGCAAGATTTAATTCTATTAGTCGCTCTTGTGTTATCTTTTACTCTATTTATAAGATCCATACCCTGTTCTTCTGCAATACCCATACCTGACCAAGAATGTATGGTAGTACCACCTATATTTAGGGCAGCTACACCTGTGGTGGCTGTTTTTCCATAAAATATTCCTTTTGAATCAAGAAATCTAAACAAAAGATTAACGGCGTAGGATTTTCCAGTTCCAGCCGGTCCGGTCAAGAAAATATTTTTATGTTGAAAGAATTTTCTGAAGAACTCTTTTTGAAGTTCTGTGAGGCTATTCCACTCAGGCCATTTTGAAAATTCGTCTAAAAGTACGGTCTTTAATTTTGCCATATACAAGCACTAATCTATACACTAGGATTGCATATGTCAATGTATTTTAGAATTTACATCATCGTTTTTTACAAGAAGCAGCAAATACTCCACTCCACCAATTTTCCAAGTCTCCATCAAAACGGGCGGGAAGAATTTTAACGAAATCTATTTTTACATCCGTATCTCTCAAAGCCTCAAATACGCCAGTAGATACTTCGGCTCTGTTAAAGTCATCCACGATATAAATAAATTCATCAGCCAGACAGTCATAGTAATAAGGTAATGATTTGGCCGTATCTTCTCTGGAATGATTACCATCATAATAATATATATTTATATCTTTTATTCCTTTTTCCAGAGGGTCTAACGCAAAGCAATCGGCATTAAAAAAATTTGGATCATATCCCAACACTTTTCTACAATTTTCATAAAATTCATTTGCCATCCACTCAAAACCTCTAAAACTATCGATGGCCGCGTGATATTCGGGATTGTTATTGTAGAGAGCCGAGGTCAAAGATGCTCCCTTGTATGTTCCAATTTCTAGGTATCTCGCTTTATCCATTGATAAAAGATTATTCAATAGACATCTATTTTTAACACTTGAAAGTCCTTCTACAGATATTCCGTGCATATCCAACCTTGAAGTTCTGGAATCGGCCAAGCTGATAGCTTCAATCAAAATTTTTGATAAACCAGAGTATAAATTGGGATCTGGTAAATTTAATGGTTCTATCGGTAATATTTGCATAATTTAAAATCTGTAAACCAACATCACGTCGTCGAGTTGTTCATTTATAAATCTTCTGTCTATTATAGTTGGTTTTTTCTGAATGTTTTGAATAAAATATTCTATGTTATCAGAAACATACTGAATATCTTCTATAACATACAATCCTCCTGGTTTAATTCTACTAGAATATAAATTGAATAGATTAACCTGTGACTCTTTTTCGTGAGCACCATCGTCCAATATGATATCAAATTTTTTATCTCCAAAAACTGAATTAAATTGGACCGAATCCGCTGCATCAAAAACATATGCTGATATATTGTCTTCTTTTTTGAAGGGTTCGAAGGAATTTCGAATGTCTACACCATTTATTGAGGTAGATAGATTTTCAAAGAATCTTCTCCACATCACCAAGCTCCCACCCCTATTAACTCCAATTTCAAGAAAATCTATTTGGTTGTGTCGATATTGGCCAAATAACAAGTCATAAAAACCGGCATATGTGTGTCCAGGACCATCCGGCACAGGACCATACGCTCCCATTCCTTTATCAGTATGTCTATTTGGAAATTCTACGATTACCTCGTCATATATTTGCTGTAAACTTTTCATATTAATATTTTAATGGGATGTTTGCATTACTTTGCATTACGATTCCTAGATATATCTGGGAATAATGTTCTTCCGTATATCCCTGATGTTTAGCTTCATGATATTGTTGCCCGTAATGAAATACCTTGAATAATGGCTCTATGGGTTGCACGCCTGTGTCGTGAGCCAGTAACCACTCCCCATACCAAGTAAACTCGCTGGGAACTATTTTGATCGCATCACTGAAGCTAAGTTTGTTTGGTTTAAGATAATGTTCCTCAAGAAACCTCCAATTATCAGCACTCCAGATGACAGGTACTGGGCCAAAGTCGTAATAACGTCCAGTTCTTCCAAAAACGTCCATTATTTTCTTTCTGCATTCTTGAAAACTTTCTATAGGATCAAACCCAAGTTTGGATATCTTATTTACTGTCCAGTTGAACAGTTCTTTTTGTTCGTGCATCACGGTATATGGTTTTCCGTTTGGTGCAATAAAGTCGGAAATATAAAATGGACGAATAAAATAGCTGTCGCTGTCGAGCACCAAATAGTTTTCACATAGTCCAAGTTTCCAGAATGAACTTTTTACTACTTGTTGTGCAGTCCAATCTTCATTTTGATCATGATCGTATATAGACTCGTCGTCTACCAAAGTATATCCAGAAGCTCCAAGGATATGAACAAATACATCTCTATCTTTCTTGGGACAAGAAATATAAAACGGTATTTTATCCACATTGTACTTTAATACACTATCATACAGAATTTTTACTCTGTGAACGTCTCCTCTGTATGATTTGCAGTATAGAACTATTTTATTCATAAACCTTATCCGCCATACTGTTAAATATACATTCGGTTGTCAACTTTTCTTTTGTATGATTAATAAAAAGATTTGCGAGATTAAAATATTTAGACAAATCCAATTCCTCGTTCATTAACATTTCATTTGCTCTCAAACATAAGTCCTTTGGAAAATTTACCATAGTTGTTTGTGGGCATCTCGCTATGTCTGGAAAATGGGGGACACATCCATTCAACAAAATTTCATAATGTCTCATACAATCCCATCCACCCTTCTTATGAGTAAGAGCAAAATATGATTTTTGATAATCTTCATAATATGACTTTTCGTCATCAAAAATGTATGTGCTCATTTCTCCAGGTATTACCGTTCCCCAATCTTGTGTCTTTTTTGGAATTTGTTTTACTATTTTTTCTTTTGGAGCACCAAAACTTATGGGAAACACATTTTTGACGTTGGGTTCGGCCAGTTCACGTTTAAAAACAATTCCCATCTTTAGGTATTCATGACGTATTAGCTGATCGTCCTCTCCGTCCACAAACAGTATTTTTTCTTTTGGGTAATTTGATAATACTTCTTGCAGATAATCTAAACATCTTGTAGAAGATCCATATATCACAAAATCGAAATATTTGTTTCGTATCTTGGATATTAAATCTTCTCTATCAACATCGCACTCATCCAAGGTTCCGTGTAGAGTCATTCCTCTACCATAACTTTTTCCGTTGTCAGGAACTCTCGTATTCCAAAATTGTTCCTTTTCTTTTTTGTACATATACCAAGCAAAATTCGCATCAACGAAATCAGAACCCAGAACAGACCTTCCACCATGTATAATGGTATCCGATTGATAGTCTGGCAAGTCGCCTTTTGATATGAACAATACTTTCATAATTTTTCAAACAAAAAGTTACATTGAATCAATTTGTTGTCTATGTATGTCGGTTCGCATATGTCAGATACAGAATATCCAAGTTTATTCATGTACAAAAATACATCAGAAAACAAGGGGGCACCTTCGTTGCATTTTACAAATGAAACTTCAAGATATATCCATTTTATTTTGTTCAATAATCTCGTAGATCCATCCAATATATCAATTTCAGCTCCTTGAACATCCATTTTTAAAAATTCCATATTTGCTTCGTCTGGAATAATATCATCTAATTTATACATGGGTAATTGAACTGTTTGAGCATCTTTGAAATGTACAGATTCTTCTTTGTATATACTACATCCAGTGGATGTTTTATCGTTTGGATTTATATAGAAAGGGACAGACTCGATTGTATTTTTTCCTAACAAACAAATGATATATTCTTGAGTATTCGATTTTAGAATAGATTCGCAGTTGGGATTAGCTTCAAACGACACTATTCTAGAATCTGGGTATATTTGCCGTATGGTTGCATTAGTTTCACCAAAATGTGCACCAGCATCAATAAATCCTTTTGGATATATTCCTCTACTTTTCATCCTTATCAATAGATCTCTGAAAAATCCACTCATTTTAAAAATACTTCGTCAAATTTTTTGATTACATTGTTTGAACTAAATCTTGTAGAATAGCAATCCCAGTCTACATCTTTCACATATTCTTTATCAATATCTTTCAAATATACGGTGAGGTCTTCTTCATTCTTATAGACGATTGCTTTTTCTCCAAGAATATGTAAATGACTTTTCATATACCACCAGTAAGGAGCATCGTATGTAAATACAGGTTTATTCATTGCTGAAAATTCTCCGACAGCTAAACCAAACGTTTCGCCGTCGCTTCTACCGTGAATCATAGCATCGCATGTATTAATGAACTTCCATTTATAAGAACCATCCGGATTGAAAGGTAGAAACTTGATTCTAGGATGGTTTGCGAAAGGTTTGGTGTTCAAAAATATGGCCCACAAATCTTTTCTGGATTCAATAACTTTTATAATTGATGTATGTACGAACTCCAAATCAAATTGTTCATACCCACCAAGCCTACCTATTACAAAATCAGACTTTGGTATACCAAGGTCTTCGTGTAGACTAGATACATTTTTTGGTGGATTTATAATGTGAGGAACCCACAAATCTTTACCATAAAATTTAGCCAACCATTCGCTTACTCCAGCATACACATCTCCGTGTGGTTCACGCATATCAAATACACAATGTATAGCAGTTTTACAATTGTCTGGGGTTATTTTATCGTTATTACCTGCTTTGGTCATATACAGAACGTCAATTTTTTCTTGCTCTATGATATTCGGTATTTCTTTAGGATCTTCATATAATTTTACCCCAAACATAGAAAACCGTTCAGTTGGATGAGTAGATTTAACTCTTGAACTTATAATCAACGGTTCATGTCCAAGAATATCACGTAGAGCAGACGCATAGTCGAAAGTAACCGTACTGTTTCCACGGAAATCTAATTGATTAGCATGCAATCCTATTTTCATAATAGTTCTAATTCTATATCATCTCCAAATAACACGCAGCCTGTTCCAGAACTGTGTCCGTATTTAGTTAAATCATATTTTGGGTGTGTAATATCTGCCCAGAATTTGTGAAGAGGTTGAAAGTAATGAATATCATCACAAATCAACATACCTTTCCATTTGTTCTTTGTCAGAAATTCATACATCCATTGTTCATTTGTGTATTGATGATCTATGTCAAGAAGCATCAAAGAAGAACTCAATATTTTTTTCTGTATGCTCTCATCTTCTTTGAAATTTCCTATGGAAAATTCAATGTTGGAAGGAAAATTATCGTTTTCTCTGATTCTTTCTATATCCAAACTAAATACTTTGTTGGAAATGTTGCTACTCAAGGCCAAGGCTGACGCTCCAGAATGAGTTCCAATATCAGCAATGAGAACGTTATCAAAGTAATAAGACAGATGAACCAGTAGTTTATAATGTTCTTGTCCAGACGGCTGATTGAAATATTGACGGCTGTATTGAGGAATATTTGGTATCCCACTCAAATCATTCATATCAAGAAGGGAATTTGATAATTTGATTTTCATCCGTGTCCCATATTTTCTCTTATAGACCAGTTCTTATTATAAAATTCATTCTGTGATTTTTGTCTATCTATTGTTTTGTCGTGAATGATTGCCCACTCAATCACCTTCGGTAGCTCTGACACATATTCTGCACCAACAACGGTTTCGTGTAATGGTTTTTTCCATTGAATCTTAAGACTGTTCTTGTAGATACGAGATTGATAATCTCCGTGATTCCAATTAATGATTGGTTCATTGCCAAAATATTCAGGTAATTCTGATACATTCCATCCCCATTTTTGCGCATCTTCCCTCGTTGCACCACGAACTATATTTACTCTTGGAACACGATACAATTCAACTTTTGGATTGGATTCCAACAGTTCTCGCATATTATACAAAAAATCTGGCCACAGATACTCATCTGCATCTAATTGTACAATATAGTCTCCCACACAACGCTTGGACCCATAGTTCTTGTGCTCAGCAAAGTTCTTATTTAAAGAATGTTGAACAACCGTAAACCCATAGCTTTTAGCTTTTGCCAAGATTTTCTTTGTATCTTCGTTGTCAGAGAAGTCATCAAGAATGACCACTTCGTCGTTGGGAGCATTAAAATCAAGATGAGTCTTGAGCTTCTCGATCAGTTCAAGAAGCTCAAGCGTCTCGTTGTGACACGTAACAAGATAACTTATTTTCACGTCGAAGGAGCATTTACTTTCTTGAATTTAGGAAGCGTAATAGCAACCTTCTTCTCAAACGCGGGAACATATTTCTCCAATATATCCATGAATACTTTGTTTCCTGCGTCAAGAGTATATTTCTCACTGTTTTCTTGTCGCAACTTTTCTGCGTTTGGAATATACTTGATATAATTGTTATACATATCTTCCAACTTTTGGGCGGCTACACTATAATTGACATTAAACCAAGATGCTTCTTTGATCAACCATTCATTGCAAGCGCTCGGAGGTATTCTCCCAAGTTCTCCAGGAAGAAGGTTGGACAAATTTTCTGGTAGAAAATCTTTATGTCCACTCCAATTGGAAACTAGTAGCGGTTTTCCACTTAGCGTAGCTTCAAGCAATGGTCGGCCAAATCCTTCTCCGTGAGTAAAGCTAACATGTACCTTCATTTTTGGATGGTTATATAACCTATTCATTTGTTCAGGTGTCAAATCTCCGTGTATGATATATACGTTTGGAAGATCTCCAGATAATGATTCACGAATCTTGTTGATTTTATTCAGAATATCCGCCTTGTCCACGTGAGAAAATGTAGCTCCACTCGTCTTTAATACTAACGCGGGTCTTTTCTTTTTGTTTTTGAATATTTCACAGAATACTTTGATAAGCATACCTATGTCTTTTCGATCTGCACCAAGATCCCCTTGTATCCAGTGACCAACGAATAGAAAACAGAAATCTTCAGGAATTCCCTCTAAACCAACATCTAACATTTCATTGGTATCGTTTGACTTTTTAAAGATAGACGTATCTACTCCCTCAAAAGCAACTTCGATTGGTTTGAAAACTTGCACTTTTTCTTTTTTTCCGTCCGACATCTGTTTTTCAAACGTAACATCTTTAAAAACATTTTTGGTGAAATTTGAAGGAACTACATTCAAATCCATTCGATTCAGTCCTTCAATCCATTCTGGTTTGGGAACTGTACTTTCTATACCAGCTGTAACGCCGATGTTATACTTTCCGTTTGGTTGAAATTCGTTCGGAATCCCAATTTGGACATATAAATCCGGTCTTGGTACGTTTGGAGAGGATATGAACTTACTCTTGATTTCTTTTACCATATATCTGGATTCGTCATCAAGTTCAGTATTTGGACAATTTCCCCATCTAGTAGGAGCTATTTTTACGTCATACTTTCCGGAATTAATTAGCGCGATAGCGATTTGTCTAGCATGGTCGCCATAACCAGATCTAGAAGATACAGGCGCTTGTAAGAAACATGTTGGTTTGATTTCGGTACTCATTTATTTTATTCTATTAGTCCTTCAGGTCTTGGTGCCTCGTTGGTTACATTTTTCCAATGGAAAAATGCAGCGATAACATATTGGTCTGGCTTACATGACAGAGGTTTTCTCCAGTGAATCATTGTTTTTCCAGGAATCATAGCTCCATCTCCAACTTTGATATCAAATGGCACAACATTACATTTTTTATCTACGCAATATAGAGGCCAAGGCTCATCAAGATTGGAATAAAGCATAACAGAAAGAGTATGATCAAGTCCGTTTCTATCAAAATGTGGATTGAGGGTACTTTCATTGAAGTAAATTCTAGCATATGTAGCTTCTGGAACTACATTTGGCATTCTAAAAATTTCTTTAATTTTTTCCGTTTTTGCTTGAAGAACTTTTCTTAATTCTGGAGGATTTCCGCCTATCGATTTATAATAATAACGATCATCCGTTTCGTCTCTCAGTCCTTTGTTTGACCTAGCATTCATCATTACTTCCGATAAATACTCAGCCTCTTCTTTGGACAAAAAGTCCTTAACATAAGCATATCCTAAATCAGAGTATCTGTCTATTTCTAAGTGCATATATAACCTTTTATGATTTTTATGGATTTGTTCCAGTTGTATTTTGATCTTCTTGTTCAGCGATGATAGCTTCCATCTGACCTTTTACGTCATTGATACGGTCCTTAAAATCCATCATAACTGATCGTTTCTCTTTTTCGATTTCACGAAGTTGCTTGGCAAGTTCGTATACTTTATTTTTAGCTTCTTGTGTTGTTAATGGTTTAGCCATAATTTTCCTTATATGTTATTGAATTTTTTTAGTACTGCTTCTCTATCAATTTTTGGTATTTCAAATCCGAGTTGATTTTGTGGCATATTATGTCCAACATACTCGTCGTGTCTGTATATGTTGAATTGTTCTCTTCCCTTCCAACTATTCATCATACTTTCCAGTCCGTCTATCATCTTGGAGGACATATATTTGCTGTTTAGATTACCTTCGTTGCTTAACCAGCGACGACCTTCCAAACCACATTCTTTTCTCTTTTCCTTTCCGATGACATACCAATACATCATAGCTTCGGCAGCGTCTTCCCACTTACCATAATCAGCGAAGATATATGGAGTTGGTACGCTTCCTTGAACCATACGTGCTGCTGGATAAATTGGAGTGACCCATCTACCATGCTTCTTGTATTTTCCATCGTGATTGCTTCCCCAACCAATGTTGAACTCAATTGGATTGCCGTTTTCATATGTGAAACCGCACTGATCTTGAAGACCACCAGTCACCGTGACAATGATAGGCGTTCCCGCACAAATGCTTTCAGCCGTACCTAGACCAAATCCTTCATTGTCTGAAAGATTGATAGTAACATCCACCATATTATAATAACGGTTCAGTTCCTCTGGCATGATCTTTGGTTCACTAAACACGATATCATAGTTAGGACACATCGCTTCTTTACAGGCTCGTAAATCCGTACCATTTTCATCAACAGCGTTGGTGTGCATAAATAATACACATTGACTTGCCTCTTCTGGAGTAAGACTATCACAGAATGCTCTGTAAGCCATCAGAATGGTAGCTGTCTGCTTTCTTCTGATGTTTCTGTTATTATAGAAAATTATATACTTGTAGTTCTTCTTAAATAACTTTTTCTTTAGTTCTTCTATTTTATTTAGCTCTTCTTTGCTTGAAAGAGGTTTGAAAGTATCGGTGTTAATACCATGAGGCACATATGTAACCGTGGTTGGATTTTTATAAGTTTTACCCAAAACGTTCTTGACGATGTTTTCAGTCTGCTTACTAATACAACCAATCCAATCACAGCTTTCGTAAAACGCTTTGTTATACATTGGATATGGCAAATCGTCCCAAATACTATAATAACCAATAGGACAACGTTGTCTGATTTCTCTTTCGATCTGATATAGCCAGCCCCAGAAACGAGGATCTGTAAAGTGAAGTATTGCGTCTGGCTTTTCTATATTCATTATTTCACGTAGTAAATCCGGGTGTCCATATCCGTCTACGGGATATAAACGAGTGTATCCATCTGGAATACCCGCGAACTCGCTGGTAGCCTTGTCTACGTTAAATATCTTACCTTTGTCCGGGTGTTGAATAGAACCCGCGATTTGAGCCCAGTTAAATCTATGAGCTGTACCAACGACGAATTCTCTTGCCATTGTAGCAATACCAGAATGCATTCTGATATCGTCACATAGTAGTAGAATCTTCTTTCTTTCGTTTTGTGGGATATAACCCGGTGGTAAACTAACCGATCCAGAAGCTTGATTTTCCATAATTTGTAACCTTTGTTGATAATGACCTATTTGCTTTAAATGTCAAGACGTTAAAACGCCGAGCCACTTATTTGCAGATCGTTTGTGTTATCAATTTTAGCTTTGAAATCAGGATCGTTGGTATATAGATAAACTGAACGATTTACCAGCTTTTGTAGTGTCATTCCGCTTGATACCCCAGACTCCTTAAATTGCGTATACTTGTCCTTAAAGATATGGATCGAAGTAAAGCTTGTTTCATGGTTTGATTTTAGTTTCATATAGTCTATTGTTCTCTATATACATATATATGAACAATAGTTTTATACTCATATAAAAACTAAATCATCCTTCTTTACCATCACAATATAACTCTCCCTCTTTGTTCTTGAGAGTCTTGAAAACACAATATTTGCAGTTCTTACGAGCCTTTTCTGGATTTTTAAGGAACGATCCGTTCACATTATAATTACCATTTTCATCAAACGCATTGTTGATAAAGTCAAGAAACGAAGATTCTACTTCTCGCATGCTCAACTTACCATCCGGCGGAGCGATACGTTGAATTCTCTGCTGAGGGAATGCAACATCCTCATATAGCTTCCGTTTAACGACGAAAAACTCAACATCAATATCAGACATAGGTACATTGAAGGTCTGATGATAAAAACGCTTATACAAAAGAAGTTGATCAATCTTGGTGCGGTCAGCCTTTTGATATTTGTTCCAACCAAACGAACTAGTCTTGAAGTCCAGAATAAGGATTTTCTTTGTAACCTTGTCTTTCAGAACAATGTCAAGAAATCCTTTATACATAATCTTACCACCACGCATGGGTATTTCTAGGGGTAGTTCGATACCAAGAACTTCGTATTGCTTAGATGGAAAATGCTTACTTCTGATAGCGTAGCTGGTAACGTGATCCAGAATAGTCTTACCATCTTTTCTGAACTCTTCGATTCTGGTTGGAGTGACCAGATCCAGTTCGTCCAACTCCTCTTCCGTCAGCTTGAGCTGTTCTTCGGTTGCCAATTTGAGGTCTTTAAGTCCTTCATCAAATACCTTGGTAAACTCGGCGTAGGTATCAAAAGCATCCGCGTCTTTTGTACTTACATTGTATAATAATCTAAGATACTCTTGAAGAGCAGAGTGAATGCCGTCACCAAATACCGTGTTCAGACTGGCTTCATACGGAGCCAGCTTATCAATATAAGATAACTTCCACTGCATGGGACACTTAAGCCACATTGAATATTGACTGAAGCTTACGGTTTTTGCCTTAGCCTTTGGCTTTTCTTCCGGAACTTTTGTGGTTGTATCTTCCACGTAGAAATCTTGAATAGACATATATACGTACTATAATGATATAGAGTGAAATGTCAATGAATAAACGTTATTTTCACTCTTGTTTATATTTATTTTGATATGGGAGAAAATTCAAAAGAAGTGGTATTCACACATATTCTTCAAAAGACAGGCATTTTGAGAAATTTTTCTATTTCCAGAGTGGTTTCTATGAGCGAATTGGAAAAAATTAAAATTGAAGCAAGAAAAAACTCATCTAACGAAGAAGAATTTAATAAAGCATTTCAAAAAAAGATTTCCGAATTTGCAAACTTACACGATCCAAAAAATCCAATACCTGGTATAATATACTTTAATGACAGTGAAAAGAAAAGAATGATTTATGCCAAGTATGCCAAAGAATGGGCAAAAAAGATAAAAGAAGATGGTACTCCAAAAAAAGAATTGGCTAACCTAATTAAAATGATGATATCGGAGCTGGGATTGACCAAGGACGACTTTGTAAACGAAAAGCAGGAAGAACAAGAGGATGATGAAGAATAATCAAATCTTCAATGTATCCACGAATTTTTCGACATAAGCAATCATATTTTTATTTTTGATAAGCTCTTCAACTGGGTCGTTGAATGTAGGCCATTCGATCACATAATCTGCACGCTTCTTGATTTTTGGATCATTGATCATTTCGTGGTCGTTTGCAGGAGGTACAAACTTTTTAATACTAACTTCTTGAGAAACCTTTGGAATTTTTCCAGTGTATTCCTCATATCGGCTCACGTGTACAAGTGTTCCTCCCATTTTGTTTTTTATCCAATCAAGTTCATCTTCTTGGTAATGATCGTAACGAACGTCTGATATGATTGCATAATCAAACCCGTGTGCATCAGCTCTATTGATGCTAGCTTCTGCTAAATCTGTCCAAAACTTACCATTAGTTTGCTTTCTTTTTGCGTCGCCAAACCAAACCAAAAACGGACGAATTAAGGCTTTTTCTTCTGGAACTTGAGTGAAAGCGGAAAATCCAATTCTCTGGGTGCAAAACCAGTCGCAATGCTCTTTCAGAGGATCTGCAAGAGCAATTCTCTTAGCCTTCAATCCCTTTTCTTGGAGAAGATTGATCAAGATAGACACAAACGTATCTTTACCAGCTCTTGCAACTCCACCAACGCCAATGACACGAATTTTCTTTAAATTTTCCATATTGCTAAATATCCTACGTCAAACCGTAGGGTTAGTCAATGTAAAATTATTCGTCCAATAACTTTTTAATATCTTTATCGTTATGACCATACAAAGAAAGTATTTCCCTTACTTCGTCCTTGCTAACGATTTGTAGATACTCTGAGACATTTCTCTCGCTCTCTTGAAAGTGTTTACAAAGAATTTCCATAACTTCCTTTGACCACTTCTCCTCGGATTGGTTCTTGATATACGGAAAGAAAGCACGTCCCTTGGGAGTCACGGCCAAACACAATTGATAGAACTCTCTTGGTTGAAGAATACCTTGATATTTCTGAATCTCGTTGATCATATCAATACAACGAGTATCCATGCTTAAAAATCGGCATACCATATAATTCGACCAACTCTTCTGATCCGCCTCAGAAAGCGTATCAAAATATTTGGGGTTTCTACCTTCTCGGATTTGATTGATGTGATCAAACAATCCTTTGACTTTTGGTTTTGACTCTCCATCAGCTTTGGTTGTTTTCTTTTTTGGCATAATTACTCTTTAGTATCTTCTTCGGTTTTTCTGTTTGCAATATTTTTTAGTCCTTGCCTTACAATTTTCTTTTCATGAATTATGATACCTTGAAGTCGAGAGTCAATCTCTTTGACGCTTTTATTGAGACGTTCATGTTTTTGATTAATATTCTTTATATTATCAAAGGCAGTTCTGAGTGTATCTGTTATAGCGTTTCCTGCCTCTGCCAATGACCGTTTTTGATTTTCATTTTGCTGAAGCAGCTGCTTCTTAACTTTAACAATTTCGTAAATAGAAAGGCCCAACAAAGTAAAAAGTATAACAAATAATAAAATTTGTAAATTATTCATAATAAAAAAGGATGTATGAGTTTACACACATCCTTGTTTTTTGTCAAGATGCTACTTGATATCCTCTAATTTCCGAGACATTGTCTAGGAAATGAATCCAACTTGGATGGTGTGCAATTTGAATAGTAGAACTAACGGGAACAGGAGGGGGAGCCTTTGGCTTACGAATAAGCTTCAAGCCAGCTTGGTCCGGTGTTTTGTCTGCTTTCTTACTGTTGATATCCTTATGACACCATACCATGTTTTCAAAGGTATTTCTACCACCTTTGGTACGTGGAATTACGTGGTCGATGTTACCTTCTTTCCAGCTTAATGCCTTACCGGTGTATTGGCAAATACCACCATCACGTTTACGGATACTTTCCTTGGTCGGCCGAGGGGTGATAAGGGGCATCTTACTATAGTTAGGTTGAATGATGACACGCGGAGCACGAATTGTCATACTGGATGTACGAATCGCAAGATCATATTCTCTGATAGGGAGATTCTTCCAAGTATCCCAGTCAACGGGCTGAACATATTCTGGATTGTCCCAATCAACATTTCCATTGTCATCGGTGGGAAAATTCATGTCTATAGCAAGAGCAGCGGGACTGTTACCGTCCACGCCACCAAGCATAGAGATGAGTGCTTCCTTAACAGTCTTTGTGTTAAGAGCTTGCCATAGTCCGTTTAGACATAGAACAGGTTGATTAACTACATTCATTTATAATATATCCTTTCAGATATAACTATGAACAATTATGTATAATAAGTCAAGACTTATTTTGAGAATCTCCTGGCAAAACTCTATATGAGTCATCCTCAAAGTGTTGCGTAGAAACTTCTATGATAGTTGTGTCTTCCAACGCATATACTTGATGCGGATTTAACCTCGGAATATCTACTAAATCACCTTCGCTTAGAATAATTTCTTTCTTTTCAGCATTCTCAGTGTTTATTGTAGTCAAAGATATTTTTCCACTTTGAATATACCAGGTTTCGTGTTTAGAAACATGAAAATGCATAGAACCTTTTGATCCGGCATTAAAAATAAGAAACTTCATGCAATAGTCAGAGCTGTTAATTACCCAAACTTCTTGTCCCCAACCTTTTTTATATACTTCCGGCTTTAGTAACTTAGTCTTCTCCATATACATTCCTTTTTACCAATTTTACCTGTAAATATGGGTCGAGGTCTACCTCCATATCACCATCGAATAATACAATTGTCTTGTTAGCTTTATTTACTACAAGAGATACAGTAAGAATTTTTCCAGAAGCGCTTAGCACTTCGTCTCCAACTTTTAATCTCTTGGCAGCTTGTTCAACATATTTTACTTCTTTTTCTAATGTTTTCTTTGCCATATGCTTATAACTATGAACCAACATATTCTAAGCGTCAATCATATTTTGTAGCAAGATGCCAGTAACCACAATAATTACATTTGTATGGAGTTTTCTCCGACCTGTATTCCATCAGTATTCTTTTAGCATCACGAATAGCATCATTGCGAGACTCGTATCCCATCTTAGTCTGGCATGATGCTTTATGATGATCACTTGAGGACTTGATATAGGATTTTCTTGTATTCATCCGAACCAATAGGTTTGTTGTCCAGAATTTTGAAAACAATCGCGGCTCTTCCAGTAGCTCCATGCAATTCTAGTATCTTGGCAGCTGCTTCTTTGCGTGTAAGATGTCTGCAATCGTCCGCACATTTAAACAAACCATCCATTATTTCAAGCACAACTTTCATCGCCTTTGTGATTTTGTTTGCATGACCGTGAGCTATGGCCGCAATCTCAAAATCAAATTTTCTTGAAATATAGTTAAAGAAAGAAACATAATCATACTTTTTTGTTTCCATAACCCAGTCCATATAAACATCAATCACTTTATCTATGCTTGATACTTCGGACTTGGCACGATGCAAGAATAGATAATGAGCAGATTTTATCTTGAGGATATCTTGATCACCGTTATAATACAAGCAAACCCCTTCTTGATCACGCATTTCCGTGACCGATTTCTTCATATCTTCTATGCTATCATATGAATATATCTTGGGACGACGAAGATTCATACTTTCTGAAAGAGAATCTAGCGCTGCTTGACTCATCATATCATAATTGTCGTGATATACGACTCCAATTAAAACCATGTCTGGTTCGTCCCCATAGTCCAGAACAATTCTATTGGTTGGAGTAATCCATTCAAAGATAAACGATTCTGTGTTATGTGCTACATCCAGAAAAGATTTGAACTTGGGATACTTATTGAGTAAGAAGTCTACTTCATTTCCGTTTGGTTGTACACGAGCGTCCACCGTACCTCTTGTACGAACAACTAGATGTCCTTTATATTTGGAAAATATGAGGGTAGAACCGTCTAACTTTTCCATCAGTCGAGCGTACTTCAATGAAGATGGAGCCGGAAACAAGTCCGGCTTCTCACCCATATTAAAGAATTTCTTGAAGCTCAACGAGATAGGAGTTCCTTCCTTATCCCATAATGAAGAACGATATATAAGATTTTCCTTATTCCAAACAGTGCCAAACGGTGTAGGCTGAACAAGATAGCATTCGTGTTCACCAATATAGTGTTGATGCACCATAAAGTGTTCACGGTTTATGCTTGTCAGATCTACTTTCATTTTATGTGCTGAAGAATTTGGTTGGATTTTTATCTTTAATATATCTAGAAGTCAACTGCAAAGTTGAATATATCTGGTCGATGTTGTCCAACACTCGGATATTAACCTTTGGAGAATATTCAAGCATAAGATCAACAATAGCCTTTTCGTCGGCATCTTGCATCACGGCAAGATTTGCGTTACAATACACGATGTTTTTGATTCCTTTTTGTAGAATCATACGCAGACACTTATGGCATGGTCTGCCAGTGACATACATCGTTGCTCCATCAAGGTCTTGGTTGCTTCCGTTGTATGCCAGCAAGCAGTTTTCCTCGGCATGAAGAATATGAGAATATTTAGCTGGCCTAATTAGGGGCACTAAACCGTCAATAGATCCTTTGATTGGACCGTTATAACCGGTACTTAAAACCTTATATTCTTTACTTACAAGAACTGCTCCGCACTTTGTGGAAGGATCGATTGATCGCATAGCCACAAGATAGCACATACTTAAAAAATAGTCGTCGTAATTAATTTTAATCATATAAAAAATCCCCAGACTTTTTACATCTGGGGAATTAGTTACAACATTTTGGTGTTGTATATGAAAGAGGAGACGATGTCTCCTCTTTTGATTAGGCAAGAACGGAACGCAGAGCGTTGACCTGGCGGCCGTCAAGACGGATCTTGGTAAACTTACCAGTCTCCGGATTGGTAGCCGAAAGGGTGAGGAATGTGGCCTCACTCTTGTTATTAGCCTTAGAGAAGTACAGAGCAAAACCATCATTGATGACGGTTGTAGCTGTCTTCGCGCCGTTGTGTGTCTTTGTGACCTTCTTCATATGTTTTATTTTTTTATTTGATTTTCTTTGTTATTACTTGAATAACGTTAGAAATACATTCTGTTTTATTTTCTCCGTTTCGTCAACAACTTTCTGATTATATTAACACTTTTTCACGATTTATTTTGTTGATGGCGATTTCTTTCAACTTGAATTCGAAGTCAAGATGCAATGGATCTTTGTGATTGGCGTAGATGTCGGGAAGCATAGTAGGAAAGTCAGCATGAGCGCGTGGATTCTTACCGGCGAGAGATTCACTGAAATGAAACAATGGAATAACATCCTTGGGCCAAGTAGACAAAGCTTTCTCAAATGCCAGCTGGCTGCTTGTGGCATTTGCGTTGCACTGATGATGCAAATTGTCAAACGTAATCGGAATACCGAGCCGTTTGTATGTATAATTATACAATTCCGTCACAGGCCAACTTCTAGGTTTGTCTTCGTTCTCAAGCACTAGGCGTTTACGAACACCGTCATTTAACTTGTTGTACACCTTCTCAAACCTCTCTGTTGTTTCGTGGAAATTACCATTATTATAGCAGTTCATATGGATGTTGATCGGAGCCTCATATGAACGAGGAAGATCAAGCATATCCATAATCATAGCGTGTTGTTCAAGATCTCGTATGGAATTCTTACGAGTCTTGGGGTTCGGACTGGCGGGTACAACAAACTGGTCTGGATGCATACTGCATCTAATATTATACTTTTTGATTGTGGCCGCAGCAGCGGCAAACTCGGCATGAATATCGTCAGCGTTGTAAAAATCATCTACCCCAAACTTGAGGTCTGGATGTGTCATCAATGGAAACACATTACTACCGATACGATAGTTCCAACCGTTCTTGGCACATTCTTTGATGATACTATGAATGGTCTTGATGTTGTTCAAAGATCGGTCAGCAAGAACTTTCATTGCCTCTTTCTTACCCAATTTATTATATTGGGCGTAAGTCATTACGTTGAACTTGATCTTCTGTTCTTGTAGACCTGTGTGAATGCAACACAAGGATGGTGTGATATTAGAAGGTAAAATCATATGGACCATATATTAGTTCAACCCTTTGTTCTGTCAACCCAATAAAAAAGAGCCTCGTTTCCGAGGCTCTTCTTATATAATAGAACTAATTGTTTATTAGAACTTTAGGTTCAATCCAGCAGATACACCATTGATGGTATTTCCGGCGGTAAACAATGCGTCACGGCGTTGATAAACGTCGGCGGAAACGGTTGCTCCCTTGACGTATGTGGCAACTCCAAGACCAGCGATAACATATTGCTTGCTGTCTTTGAAAGCAGCGATTGTTGCGGCTGTTGGATCATTGAATCCATAACCAAGTGCTGGGACTAACTTTAGTCCTTGGAAGCCGAAAGGTAGTCTGACGTTGGCTTGAAGATTTGTAGAATGACTCTTCAAATCGTTGCGAGCCAATACATCCCAAGTGAACTTGGTACCTTTGACGCTGCCATCCAGCTTAGCGAATGGTTCAACGCTGCTGGCATATCCGTTGGACTGAGCCGACTTTGAGAAGGTATGATAAGTACCACCAAAGGTCAGATTAGCCAAAGGAGATGTGAACTTGTAGCCAATGTTTGTGTCTACACGCTTGAACAGCCCAGAAGAAGCTGTGGTCTTGCCCACGGTCTTGTCCTGAGTGGTGGTGAATGTATTGACACCCAGCACAAAGCCAGCTGCTTCATATTCAGCACCAGCGATGACGACGTTCTCAAAAACCAACGTACCCTTGTCGATATAGTTGGTTAGATACTTCGCATCAACTGTAACGCCGACTCCGGCGTTCAATGTAACGGCGGTAAACAATGCCATTATTGTTACTAGTAGTTTATTCTTCATATGTTTATATGTTGTTTATCTTTACTTTTGTAAAGTAATAGATAAATATAGACCAAAAAATGTTTTCGTCAACTTATAAAATGTTGATATATATCATCTGACAGTCCCCGTTCAATTTTTTGTCTTTTTTAATTCTTGATAATATATTTCACGAAAATGTTTTGCTAAAAATCTTCTGATCCAATAGTGAATCGATTCTAACTTTTTACGATATATTTCTTTTGGTAAGTAATCCGAATTTAAAAATTCATCTGGTATTTTTTCCAATGCTTCAAGTCTAGCGTCTTCTTCATAGACTTTTCCATAAACTTCCTTGGCGATTTGTCTATATGTTATGAAACTATATGGAGCAATTCTAACGGATTTACCACTATCAAACTTGAACATAATTTCACAAACATACCATTTTTTTTCTTTTACATCTTTTAATAAATCAAAACAATACGCTTGAAAGCCAAATTTTTTTTCTAATTTTGCACATATGTCTTTCAAAATTTGATATTCCGGTACGATTTGGGTTTTGAAAAAATCATATTGAAGACCTGGAGCTTCGGCGTATGTGGTTTCTCCAGGAACCCTTACAACTCTATCACTTCTTTCTGCAGGCGCACATTTAATCATAAAATGTGTAATCTGATCCCCAAGCGCGTATAATCTTGGATTAACATAATATGTTTTTCCTTGATATTCGTAACTTGCATCAATCAGTTTTGTGTTATACATTTTTGGATTCAAAAACGATCCATTTGGTATAACTTTAGCTTCTGGACTTCGTGATCCATTCGGAACATTTACAAATATTGGTTTGTCGTATTCAGGATTAGTAATTATTTCTGGACACAATATGTCCAATTGAGTTAACATTTTATTACTTTTAATTTTATCTCCAAACAATTCTCCTAAACTATATGGGTGGTGAATATGAAATTTTTTTGAATTTGATAAAGAAGAAATTAATTTTTCACCATTCAATGCTAATTTTGGAACAAGATGTTTGCGATTTTTTATACCCGTGTCTTCGCAGTACAAAAAAATTACATCGACCCGTGAATAAAGAGGATCGTCATTCAATTTGACAATTAATGCATCGGCCGCGTCTGTAGTTCTTGCAAGAAAAGAGTCTACGCCTGTAATTCCCATATCTGCAAGATCCGAAAGAAGAACTCTAGATATTTTTCCAGACATTCTGTTTCCGACATATAAAACGGCATGTTTAAATTTTTGATTATTTGGCATTTAATTTGGTGGACGTGAGGGGAGTTGAACCCCTGTGTCTTACAACATATATATAAACATATACATGCTTATCTCTTTTTATACGACAACATTTGATAGAGCATCGTGTTGAAGTTGAGGGCTCGTATTGACTCGCTATTGTTACGACCCTCGTCCTTACAATAGCCAGCAGATGTTTGACGTTGTTGACTTGTTATCTGCGTCACAAGGACAACGGGCTGCTTATTATATTAAGCAGCGGCTAGAAGCTCAACGTCGGCGTTCTTTTTGAAGGAAACGCTGATGAGGCTCTTCTTTGCAAGATTTCTCTTAGCATTTATTTTTTCCAACGGGTATTATACAGAGACGTTAGGCTCTGTGCATGCGGCCTATACCTATATCATAAGATAGAATCCAGAACACGCCCATTAAAATAAGTTGAATCAAAGAACGGTGACTATAATTATCTGTTTAGATTCAATTGTCAACGATTTTTTGAACATGTTAATATTGTATATATATGGGAAAGTTGGACGCAGACAAACAAGGTCATACCAAAACTGAGATACTTGAAGACCTTGAGTATTGGAGAAAAAAGAAGCAACATTTTGAAAAAACAGGCAACAAAGAAGGAGTTAAAATATCTAAATTACTGATTGACAAATATCTTGATGCGTATAACAATGCAATTATATGAAATTGGCGATTGTGGGAAGTAGAGAATTAACGGACTATAACAAAGTAAAGTACAACGTCATACGGTATTTTACAGACAAAGAAACGGATCGCCATCCTCACTTCGATGAAATTGTAAGCGGCGGAGCTTCTGGAGCAGACGCCTTTGGTAAACAACTCGCCCAAGAATTGAATATCAAATATACGGAATTTCCAGCAGATTGGAGCACTTACGGTAAATCGGCTGGATATATTCGCAACGAACAAATCGTAAAACATTCAGATAAAATCATAGCGTTTTGGGATGGCAAATCAAAAGGAACGATGCATACAATAAATCTTGCACGTAGATACAAAAAAGACACACTAATAATTTACATATAAATTTATGGCAAACGGAGTATACAAAATAACAGAAGACTTTGAAAAAGCGTTAGCAGATTATACAGGTGCTCCATATGTGGTCACGGTAGACAATCAAAGCAACGCATTGTTCTTGGCATTGATGTTTGAGAATGTCAAAGGAAAAGAGATAACCATTCCAGCCAGAACATATCCATCTGTTCCATGTGAAATCATTCACGCGGGAGGAAAAGTAAAGTTCAAGTCAGTCGAAGGAAGAACCTTAAAGGGACCATATAGGCTAGAACCTACAAACGTGTGGGATTCAGCTTTAAGATTTACAGGAGACATGTATATTCCAGGCAGTCATATGTGCATTTCCTTTACCGGCCCATATAAACACTTCAAGCTTTCTAAAGGTGGCGCAATTCTTACAGACAATCACGATGCTTATTTATGGTTCAAACGAGCAAGATATAGTGGTAGAAGAGAATGTTCATACCACGATGACCACTTTGATATGCTTGGTTGGAACTTTTATATGATGCCAGAGTTGGCAGCACGTGGCTTATTGTTAATGAATCAATTTTATACTGGAGATGGAATTAAGAAAAAAAATGAGGATTTGGAATTACCTTATCCAGACCTATCAAGGTTTGAAATTTACACCAAATGAAAGTAAGTGTAATAATACCGTGTTATAATTTTGAGCAGTATATCGAACAATGTTTACTATCGGCTGCCTCTCAAAAAACCAACTTTGAATTTGAGATATTGATACGAGATGACGGATCTTCGGACAAATCAAGAGATTGTATCAACAGAGTATGTTATAGATTGGGAGATGGTTTCAACATCCGTAACTTTTCCGACATACATGAACAAGGAAAAAATTTGGGACATTCTGGGCTGAATAATTTCAGGTTCATGTTAGACCAAGCAAAAGGAGATTATATAGCGTATCTTGATGGAGACGATTATTGGATAGACCCATATAAACTTCAATTTCAAGTGGATTTTTTGGAAAATAATAAAGAGTATGTTATGGTTTTCACTGGTCACTGGGAAAAAAATGATGAAGGAGTATATAACCCATCGGACCCAGGTTGTTGGCTCGGTCTTCCATCAAATTTGTTCAAGGATAATGACGTGAGTACTGATAGATTACTAAGTTATAATTGGGCGGTGTACGGCAGAGTTTACAGAAATATTCCAAATTTGATAAAAGACTGGATGGTTGGATTGCCCATATTAGATTGGCCCATGAACTATGAAATGTCAAAGATCGGAAAAATAAAATATATTGACATTCCCACGGGAGTGTATAGAATTCATAACAAATCCACTTTTGGAATATTGAACGAAAATAAAAAGAAAGAGCACGTCGATAATGTCCGAAAGATAATAAGAGAAAAACATAAAGAAAGTTATCTAGATTACGATACAAACGAACCAATCGTTGGAATGTGATAAAATGAAAAAACTAATATACAAACAAGGAGACTTATTGATAGCAGAAGATGTACAAGTGATTGGACACCAAGCCAATTGTCAAAATACATTTGGAGCGGGTATTGCTAAAAATATAAAAGAATTTTATCCTAAAGCGTTTCACGCCGACACTATGGCTTACAAAGATGGAAAAGCCGTATTGGGTAGTTTTAGTTTTTGTCACTTAGAGTTCAGCAGCCGATTCAAAAAGATTTTTAATCTTTATGGTCAAAGTTTATATGGTAAAGGAAAACGGCAAACAAACTATAATGCGTTATTTGATGCACTAGAAGGAATGAAGAACCATCTGATTGAAAATGACGAAGATCTCCCGGTTCCAGATGTTGGGTTTCCGTATCTTATGGGGTGTGGACTTGGTGGTGGCGACTGGCGTATCGTGGAAAGACTAATAGAAGTAGCTTTCCATAACTACGAAGGAAATGTTATAATCTATAAACTCCAATAGTTATATGTTTTCATTTTGTAGCTTTATAAGATCTTTTACTTTTATTATTTGTTTTTTATTGAATACATCATCGTCAACAACTGACCGAGTATAATAATCGTTTGTGTCTAGTTCTTTTGGTACTACTCCCTTACAAATTTTAAAAGCATCATCAAAAGACATATAATCAAAAACTGTACATTTTGACGTTGGATTGCAATTATAAACTTTTAATTTATATTCTTCAAATATCGGTTTAAGTTTTTTTAGCATTCTATTATATCGAAGGTATGCTTGAGGAGTTCCTTTTTTTGATTGAGGAAACGCGTATTGTTGATCACCTTGTTGAGCCTCAAAATCAACACCAACCAAAAATACACGCTGACATCCCATATAATGTAACAATCTCAACCCAACAAACATCGTAGATAAAACGTGGGGAGGATTTTTTTCTCCCCACTGTGCATATTTCGTGTTAAAAAAATTTTCAGGATCAAACTTTTCTTTTCTTAAAAATCCAAACGTATTTGGACAGTCGGCCAATCTTTTATTTGTTTTAGAAAAAGTTCCGTTTGGTAATTTGGCAACAACTTTGTCTTCAAATTTGTGTACAGGACTAAAAGTTATACATTTTGGGTCAAAATATAAACCATGATGAAATTTTCTTACTCCGTCTGTGTGGCACCAAGCGGAAACAGGAACTTTTGTAGCAATATTGTTGATACCCAACGAAACTATTCCTCTTTCGGATAGTTTTTCATATGGTATTTGATTGATACTTGGTCCTCCACAAACTAAAAACGCAGAAGATTGATACCACAAGTTTCGTAAACTTATTGGATTCCATCCAGTATTATTGCAATATTCACATTTATATTCTTCACTTCTATGACATTTGATACATTTTGTCTTGGAATCAAATAAAACCAACGCGTCTTGTTTAGGATTCACATTTTTATTTCATTACTATAAGTTTTACATTTTTTATCAACACGTCTTTGTCTAAACCATATGTATAAAAGTTTAAATCAAATTTTCCCGAAGTCGGAACAGCCTTTATAATATTACCCAATTCACCCAAAGTCATTGTAAACGTGTGAGACGCCTTGGGCGATGTTGTACTTGGATCTCCATCCATAATTTTTATTCGTCCAACATACGTTTTTCCAACATACACATCTATTCTAGCTCTTCCTTTATGGGATATTGGTCCAGTTTCAACTTCTAATAAAGAAATTGCATCAAACCATCCACTTCTAATAAATGCTTTTGTGCTTTCATCTGGTTCAATTGTAACACTCAATCCAGCTTTGGCTGTTGTTGACTTGTTAATATTAAAAGCTACCGAATTTATTGAATTTATTTGGCGAGGCGAAGATTTAAGTTTAAACGATTCGATTGAAGGTGCTTGGTATGAGACAGATTGCGTCCACAAGAATATTTCTTTTACAGAAACACTTACAGGAGATCCATCAAGATCGGGATAAACATATCTTTGTTCACCCCAAGGACCATTTACGTCCGGCATAGTGTTCTTGTATAATGACCATATACGATCAAGATTAGCATGATGCATAAAGAAAATAGGATCATTAGCTGCGTATCTTAATGTTCCCATATTTCTATTACATCCATATCTTGTACCAACCCAATCGTGACCATCGTTGTGGGCGCCAGATTCAAGAAGTCCTTGGCCGGTCTTTTGATCTATACCAGGTTTACCCATAAATTGCTCCCACGGGGTTGTTAGCATAAGATTAATATATTCGTGGCTCATATAATTTCTGCATTCTTGAATATGCTGCTTTGAATCTTCTTGAGTTTCTAAATTCGGATCCATTCTGCTTTTGTCGATTGTTGGGCCACGATTGCCATCATACAAAGCAAGATTATCGAATCCAAGATTATCTCCCTTTACCATATTTTGCTTGGTCAAATCATACCCAAATAATGGACTTGCCAATCCTCTTTCTATTCTTTCTTTTGTGTTTGGCATTTCAGCGTTATTCGTCCAGTCCCAATATGGATATGCGAAAGATGCTCCATTATATCCTTGCTTACTTAAACAATTTGCAAGAATTCTTTCGAGAAAGAAAATATAACCACGATGCCAAGGAAGAAAATGCCATCCCCAATGAACTTGAGGATGATCGGCATCCCACGCAGTACAATGTTTGTAATGAATACGTGCATATGATTCCCAACTTGTGGACAACTCGAGCGGAATAGAATTTCGCATATATCCAACAGCTCTACATAGATTTTTTACTTCATCATCGGTGAGATCGTAAAAACTCTTACGTACACGTAAAGGATCACTACCAAATACAAATTTTTTAGCGTCGTCTACTCCACACAATTCAAATGGTTTAGGTTGTTTTTCAGCGGTTTTTCCAATTGAAGCTATTGTTGCTCCAAACAAACCTGTTCCCAAAAAGTTTCTTCTTGATATGTCCATATTATTTAGTATATATATATACTTATAAAAATTTAATAAATAAAAAATCCCCGACATCTCGGGGATTAAACTATCTATTTTCTTAGTTGTTTTGTTATATTCAGCAGATAAGGATCTAATGTCATGCATCCCATCATTGTCCACATAAACCACATCTGATTTACTAATATACAATTTGGTCCGCCGCATATTTCAGGTCCGCTATAATAGCTATAAATTGCGAAAGCAAAACAAAGTGGACTCCAAAGATAAGACAATATTTTCCTCATCCTTCATAAATATAATATATAAAAGTAAAAAATAAAGAGGGTGGACTTATTTTTTTGTCCACCCTCACTGTTTTCTATTTTATTATTGGCCATAGTCTTGATCAAATATGATGACCAATCCTAATAAGGCCCAACATACAACGGCTGCTACCATAATATG